GTCCCGCAACCCGCATAAATGCTGGGTTTTTGCAATAAAAAGGGACCATCTTTCGATGGTCCCTCGTCGAGGCGACAGCCGGAATCGAACCGGCGATCAGGGTGTTGCAGACCCACGCCTTACCGCTAAACCCCCAGCAAAAATGCGGCTTTCCGTCTTCATCTCATCCTGCTCTGTAATTTGCTCTGTAATTTTTTCGTCTAATTCTACTTTTTGCCGCCGCCGGAGCTACCGTTGAAGGGAACGCTTACGCCTTTTGAACGGTCGCCGGGGCGGTACTTTCAAAACCACTCTTCCAGAAATTTTAAAATAGAAAGAAAAATAAAAAAAAGACCCGCCGCAGAAAAATGGGAATCTGTAGCGGGATTTTTGGGAGCCTCTGTTTGGCGGCTTACGGATCACACAAAAGGCGCGTCGATCCGCCGCTCTTTCTGTGATCCAATCAAGAATAAATACTTAATATGGAAAGTTGGACCGTATCTCGTTTTTATCTCGTTTCTATCTCGTCTTTGGTCTCGGTTGGTCCAGCCTTCCGATTTAATTATGGTAAATCGTGATGTCATTAAGTTCCGGAAATTTGGGAAAATGTTCCCCGTTTCTTGCGGTGCCTGTGATCCTGAAGGTGCTCGAATACCGTGTTGTCTGGTTGCCATGCTGCTCTCACTGTGCATCAACCACCGCCTTTCATGTACATGGTGCCGGTCTACAAGGTCCGCGTCTCTGGTATGCCTCCCTCCTCCCTCTTATCCGCTCACTGTAATCACATTATGGCCGGATTTTTTGGAGTTCTCAAATTCAGGCACAGATTTTTTGTATTTCAGCCCCAATTCTTACAAAGCGGTCAGTTGGTCCAGATGTAGAGCTCCCCGGTCTCGCGCGTGAGCATCATAGCGCCTTCAAAATCCTGGCTGTCTGCCGCCGTCGCAAAGTAATAGCGCTCTCCTTCGATCTTCTGGCAGCCGGTCAGCATACGGCCCTTGTTATCGAAGAAGTACATTCTGCAGTTGACGATAAGCCATCCATGAGCGTTTTTGCCTGGTGCTGTCCTGTAGTACCAGACGCCGGCATCGTCCCGGACCCAGTGCGGCGCGAATGCGATCTTTGCCGCGGCGTGCTCGTCCCCATAAGGCGGCACTCCATACCCGGCAATCCGGTCGTAGTCTACACGGTACTGCTTGATCCTGACGCATCCGCCGTTTGCAACAACGCCGTCCTCGGAAGTGGTGTTGCCCTCAACCGTGATAATGTACCAGATTCCGTCTTTTTGGACAACATCGACGACAAGACCGGTGTGACAGATCCTTTTTGTATTCTTGAAGAAAACCTGCCAGCCGCGCTCCGGGATTGTGCCTGCCGGTTTCCATGACTTCTTATCCTTGTACAGCTGCGCCGATGCGGGCGTGTAGTCGTCAAAGTTTCCAGCCAGGAGCTTCTTCGCGTTAGTCACGCCGTAAGCCTGAAGAAAGCACCAGTCAACCAGGGCATCACACCAAGGTGCCGGGAAATCCATGACCTGCGGATAGAGTTTATGCATCTCATACCCGTACTTCGTAAAATTGTCGCTGCCTGCCCCGTCTGTCTTCTTGTAAAGGATATCCTTTCCGTACTTCTGATATGCCGCCTTGCTCTTCTCCAGGTAGCCGACCTCTGCCCGTGCGATCTCTATAACGCGGTCCCGGTCATATGCGCCGCTCTGAGCCTCTCCGTCCTCTCCTGACAGGAACAGCTGCAGTTCCTTATTCCGCCGGTCTACGAGCCCCTGAACGACCTTTCCTCCGGCGTGACAGTATCCCGTCCACACGTCCGCGATTTGTGCCCGGCTCCTGCGTCCATCGTTCGTCAGCCCCTTGATACTGCCCAGGTTATAGGCAAATGAGACCAGCGCGTCAAACTCCGGCTGTGTCCATGAGTAGACTCCGTCATACTTAATGACCAGCGGCTCATATTTTCTTTCAAGGGTGTATCTAAGCCATTCGTCCGCCGTCTCCTGTGTAATGGTCAGCCCTTCCCGGATTTCTGTGCCGGTTACCTCTTTATCTGCGTTTGTGGTACCCCAGCCAATAGTCCAGACCCCGGCGATGTCCTGGTAAGCTTTCAGCCGGCAGCCCTCGAACTCCTTGATCAGCCGCAGTCCTCTCTCTGATGTGTGCATAATCAAGATCCTCCTTCTCTGTAGTAGTTTCTGAAAATATGGAGGATCTGCCTCATAACAAAAGCGGGCTTTCTGGAAAGAAACCCCGCGTCGTTATCTTATATTAAGTTCTGTTATGTTATGTTCTGTTAGCAGTGCATCTACAATGTATATGCAATGTATCTGCAATGCAGCCGTCTCATAATAAAGCGGTGGTCTCTTTTTCAGAGTCCGCCGCTTTATATATATACTATACTATCCTATCCTATACTATACTAACCTGATATCACATTTCTTCCACATAATGTTATCCTAATGTGCACCTCATGTTAACATGATGTTATCATAATGTTATCATAATGTGCACATCGTCAGATCACTTTAATCCCGGCACTGGCCATATTTCCGCTTCGACAGCAATTTCCCCATCATCGCCAAACCCGTCCGCTTCAAGCTCGTTAGGGGAGATAGGACTGTAAACATCAAGTTTGCGGTCGTGGTCTGCTATAAGAGCCCAGCCGCTCACGAACCGCATGCCAGTATCATCGCTGAAGTGCAAGATGACCTTACCACCGCGCAGAGCCGTCCTAACAATCGATCGCATGAGCTTCGTCATGTGCTCATCAAAATCGTCAAGCTTCATCACGTCCGGCATCTTTCCAGATTCGGTCGCATCGTCCACGCCGTACTGATATAATTCGTACCGCTTGTCAATTACATTTGGGTTAGCGATGAATGTCAGGATCCTGGAGATATACTCGTCCATCCTTGGATTTAGAGGCATTTGACATTCTTCTATAATATCTTTGTATTCGCGCTTGTTATAATCAAACCCTGCGATACCTGTGTCATAATACATAATGCCCTCCTTTATGTTGCCAGCAATGTCATTATAGTGCCTTCAATTATCATATCCAGAGTTGAATTTCACAAGCTTCTTCCATGATATGTTCCCGTCGTTATCACAGAAATCCGCCGTGAACTGCTTCACGAGCCTGTTGCTTGCCCGGTTGTAGCTCTCGCGGTACTTCTCCATGTACTGCTCCGGTTTCGTCCCCATATAGCCGATGATCTTCAGGTAAAAGTCTTTATCCCCGGTCAGCTCAGTCCAGAAATCCTGTCCGGCAAGCTCACGGTAAATTGTCGGCCTCCCCTTCCCAGATGAACGCTTCTTTCCATAGCAATAGCCGATGTATGCCTCATATCGTGCTTTCGCCTGTTGTGCCAGCTTCCGCGCAGCGCTAAAGTTCTGCTCCTGCCGCTTCTTGCTGTCGGCGTTGAAAACAGAAGGGCCGCTCTTAACTGCGATGGCATACATGGTGTTCGTCTCCCGATCATCGACCATGATGTCCACCCCTTCCGCGAGTGCCTTGTTTCCGCCGGACGCCGCGATTGCGATGGGCTCGAAGAAGCAGTTGCCGAAGATGGTCTCCTCACTGCTTGACACAGTAGCCGCCAGGACGTTCTCAACGATCTCCGCCGCGCTCTGCATCGCCTTCGCCCGGTATAGATACGGATTCTTCCGCCGCATGATGTCATTGATGTTGACCTTGTCGATCTTTGCGAGAAGTGCCGTGTAGAACTCTTCCAGGGCCCGTCCGATTGCCTCTTCTACTGCTGCGCTGTCTACTCCGTCTCTATTGATAGCCATGGTCAGCCGTCCTCCTTGTGTGCACTGGTTCCTCTGCTTCTCTTCGTGAAGACTGTGGCGTTCCCTTCTGCTGTCGCGATGATTGCCGCTCCGACCGCCTTCGCAAGACCGACAGGCACAGCATTCCCGACCTGCTTGTACTGGTTAGAGATCGTCCCTTCTATCTTCCAATTTTCCGGAAACTGCTGGATCCTGCGATATTCAAGGACGCTGAGAGGCCTGTCTTTCGTTGGATGGCACATCATCGTCGCTTTCTGGACAGGTGACGTCACGACGGTCGGAGACGGTTGTGAGTATGATAACCGCCGATAAAACCCGACTTTTCCACCACCGCTTTCCCATGCCCCGCCCATTGCAATCGGCTGCAACTCTGCCGGAAGATCACGCCAGTTTCCGCCTTCAGGAACCATCTTCAGATATTTCAGGCGTTCTGCGGAAAAGTGTGTACACGGGCCAGGGTTGTCTTCAAGATCTCTGATCGTATCCCCCAGAGTTTGCCATCTCATCCCAGGTTCCTGATGCTTCTGGAAGTGAGAATGTAGCGGGAGGAATATATCCTCATGATCACGGCTGCCAATTATGATGAGCCGCTCACGGAACTGCGGCACGCCATAATAGACGGCATCCAGGACGGCATGCACAGTATGGTAGCCGATCTTTCTGAACTCGTCCAGGATGATTCCAAGAACCTCACCCGGAGCCCCGCCCTTGTCAACGGAAATGGATGTCAGCCCCTTCACGTTCTCGAAGACGAAAAACCGCGGTCTGATCGCCTCAACCATCCGGACATAGTCCATGAAGAGTGAGCCACGCGGGTCATTGATACCGAGCCTTTTCCCTGCCGTAGAGAATGGCTGACAGGGAGGGCCGCCACAAAGAAGGAAGACTTCTTCTTTCTTTAGACCGGCAGCGTGAAGGATGGTTCCCGGTTCTATCTCCTGGATGTTGCCCGTCATGGCGTTCTTGCCGTTCATAAGCATTGTACGATAACATGACGCGTCGAAATCCTGGCAAACTCTTATATTAATTCCTGCCGCTTCCAGACCAAGATCTAACCCCATTGCCCCGGAAAACAGTGAAATAGAATCGTACATGGTAACACCTCTTTCTCCGATAAGAGATATGATACCATGAAACTGTTGTTCCGTGCATAAAAAAGAGGCATCAGCCGAAGCCGTGCCTCTTCTTCAGTTAGAGCTCGTTGCAGTCGCCCGGTCTGCCGCGTCTGTTGTAATCGATCGTAGATGCCCCGATCAGGATGCCCAGGAGCGCCCCGGCTGCGTTGAGGGTCTTCACGATCTGATCTACATACTGCCAGCCCCATTCCGGCCCGACCTGCCCAACGAACCAGGCAAGCCCCGGAAAAAGAATCAGGCCGACCCATTTAAGGATATCATAAAGCTTGTTGTTCATACCGTCTCCTCCTTTACTTTCCGCCGGCGGTCATAAGGTCTTTGACGCTATCCATAAGCGCCTCCGCCGTCCCATTGCCGCCAAGTTTCTTGTATGGCTTGTACTTATACCGCGTCAGCTCTTCGTACTCCTTGACCGTGATAGATCCCCGGTCGATATACCGCTCGCACTCATCGATCAGACTATCATGCAGAAGCCCCAGAAGCGCCGCCTTCATGGTCTCCCGGTCCTCCCGCTGATCATCATGAGCCTGCATCCTGGACGTCAGAAAAGCCCAGAAACCCGAAGACGCAAAGGCGGCTGTTATGATTGCCAGAATGATCTGTCCTGTCGTCATGCCGTCACCTCCGTCCAGCCATAGACGCCCGGTTCCCAGATATTCCCGTCGATCGTGCTTTCCCAGATCTTCCCGTTGTGCCGGACCTTGTCGCCCTTCTTGTAGGGATTCGTGCTTTCCGGCTGCGTCCAGTCTTCGATGGTTTCCGCGTGTATCACGGCAAAAAGTGAAACAGCCACATCCGGCGTCCAGTCTGCCTGCGAGTGATGCGCCTGGAGGACCCGGTATGCCTTGCCCTTGTAGCTGATCCTGTCGTCTACTTTGTAGTCCTTATCAGCGACCCATGCCGGGAAGAAATCCGGTGTTGCTTCCGCCTGTTCTGCCGTCAGCTCGGCGCGGAGCTTTTTGACGGCCTGAATCCATTCGATAAATCTTTGTTTCTGCATATCAGATCACCTCCTCAAGGGCAGCCGCGATCTCTTCCGGCGTTGCCTCTTCGTCTTCGTCACCGCCTTTTGGAATATCTGTCTCTGTGTAGGTTTCAGGATGATCCACAAGATCATAGGCGTCCTCATAGAGTGTGCCGCTGCTGTCCTGTCTGATCATCATCTCGGCGTCGGACCAGGCATGTATAAAGGAGGCCTGACCGATGGTTGTTTGTTCTGTTCTTATCATGTGCCGCTCCTTTCTTTACATTGCGTCCCAGTTCATGCGCCCTGTTAATGTGCCGTCGACCGAATAGTCTTCGACGGCCCGGAAAACGTTAGGATTTGATGCGTAGATCGTGCTCCAGTTCGTCGCCGTCTTGTAGCTCTCGATAAGATCCCGGGGGACGTACACATAGCCGCCGCCGGTCTTAATCGGGTTGTTCTGCCCTACCATGCTTGTAGCGGCGAGAGTGCAGATCGCGTCAGCTTTCCGGAGAACCAGATTTTTAAGCCCCGTCCCAGCGAAATAGAGTGTAGAGGAGATGGCTGACAGCTTACCAGCGTCAAAGTCTTCCAGGGATGCCTCATCGAATTTTGCAATATAAGAGATGGTGTCTTGCAGAGACGGAAGTTCTATACGTTCGAACTCGGTGTTAATACTGAATAGCATCAAAGACTGTGTCCTGCCTATTAAATGTGTACATGCCGGTGCGTACAACTTTTTGCAAGAGCTGGTATTGAAGTAGTTGTAGCCTTGTATTACGGTAACCGCTGGAAACTCAATTTCTTCCCCGTGAAACGATGAGAAGTTCTCATGACTGGCATTGCTTTTACCAACCTTCGTCAGTGCCGGCAAGCTCAACTTGGTACTTAGGGTTGTATTGTTAAAACAGTACGAATCAAGCATGGTCAATCGTGGCAGATCAACCTCTTCGAGCGCAGGACATCCGTACAATATATTTGATATTGCCCCCGTTCCCTCTCCCGGCTGCCAAAGCGGAAGTGATATTTTTTTTAGCGCCGGCAGGTCACTAAAGTTTTCGCCGTAGCTGTAAGTAAGGGCGGGCAATTCGATCGTTTCGAGGTCAGGTAAATGCTGTATCAATCCACCATTACGGAGTGTTGTAACCGCGTCTGTTTTAAGTTCGGTAATCGTTGCTGAGGGGGTGAGGAAGTCAATTGACAGATCCCCGCCGCCGGAAATTGTAGCAATAGCCTCTGCCATCTCTGCCGGCGTCAGATCCGCCGTTTCTCCTGTCTTCTCTCTGATCGCGTCAGCAATGGCCGTCAGGAGGCTCTCTGTTATCAGTGCTTTACTCATGCTGTGCCTCCTTTCAGTATCCGGTCGCGTCTGCGTTGTTCAGGGTCTGCCATGTCGTGTCGTAGTCGGTGCCGCTGTTTTTCACCAGAAACGCCCCCGTTGCTCCGCCTGCTGGAACGCCCTGTCCAGCGGGTCCCTGTTGTCCTGTTGCTCCGTCCGGAATATTTGCTGTATATGCCCCTGTCGCGTCTGTAATGGTCAGGACATATCCGGTGTCTGCCTGGTTCCGGATGATCGTTACAGAGGGGGAAACGCCGGCATCTCCTTTCGGTCCTTTTGCTCCGTCCGGTATTGTTGCTGTATGTGCTCCGGTTCCGTCTGTGATTGTCAGTATGTTGCCTGTGTCTTCCTGGTTCCGAGCAATCGTGACGGTTGGAGACACGCCGTCATCGCCTTTCAGTCCGGGCTCGCCGTCTTCTATCGTCGCCGTGTGTTCGCTGGTCTTGTCAGTGATCGTAATTGTCGTCGTTGTGCCGCTCTTGCTGACTGAGACCGTCGGGGAGAACCCGTCTTCTCCTCGTGCTCCGGCCTGTCCGTCCTGGATCTCTGCTGTATGTACTCCTTCAGCGTCTGTAATCGTCAGAAGGTAGCCTGTATCTCCCTGATTCCGGATGATCGTGACAGTTGGAGACACACCGTTCTCACCTTTCGCGCCTCTGGGAATGGTGAAATGCAGGACCGCATGCGTCTCAGTTCCGGTATTATCAACCGCCGCATCTGTTCCAGGCTCTCCGGTCGTAGTCTCTCCTACTTCAACGATCGCCTGTTTGAAAACGGCATTCGGGACTTCCATGGTTACTGCGTCTTCCGGGTCAAAAGTGTCGTAGTAGTTGCTCATGCGGTCACCTCCTTGATCTTGTAATACTTGATGTTGCTGACTGTGATGGCGAACGGGCTGAGATCAACCGCGCCCTCTCCCCATGTGACGAGCCAGCCGTTTCCTGCGGTGCTGATGCCTCCCAGGAGATAGCCGCCGGTCTGTGCTCCGACCAGATATTTCAGCGCCCCGGTCTCTTTGACGAATGCGCCCTGTGCTGAATGTGCTGCCGCCCCCGGCGTGAAAGTGGTGATCCTGGAGCCGAGGTCAAACGCGAAACATTTGCCGCCATTGCGCCATAAGATCTCACTGGTATAGCGCCGTCTCGTGCCTCCGACCTGGATAGATGCATTGAGCAGATTAAGCGTGATCGTCAGGGGATCTGCCGCGCTGTTTGCCGCGTAGATGATCGGGTTCCCGGCAAGAGATGCCCGCCAGCCGGATGTTACCGGAATCTGTGCCCCGCCGGAAGGAGACGCGCCGATCTTAATGTCTGCCCCCGCGAAGTTTGCCTGTGATGGATCGCTTACCTCTTCGACTCCGAAAGCAGCGTCCGGGATGTCCGCCCATTCAGCTTCGTAGTCCTCGTCGCTGCTTTTCATCAAGACTTGCCCCGCTGTTCCTCCGACTGGGACTCCTTTGCCCTGCTCTCCCCGATCTCCCTGGTCTCCACGCGGGATGGTGAAATTCAGAACTGCGTGTGTCTCTGTTCCGACGTTTTCGACAGCCGCTTCTGTTCCAGGCTCTCCGGTCGTGGTTTCCCCGATCTCGACAAGTGCCTGCTGAAAAACGGTATTAGGAACTTCGAGCGTGATTTTTCGCTGTAAGTTACTCATGGTCTCCTCCTCCCTTAGACAATCTTGTGTCCTTTTGTCAACTTATCTACCGGGAGCTCGCCGGCGACGCATGCCTGGGGCCGTCCGTTCGCGTCGATCCATGCCACCTGAAGTTCCGCCTTTCCCTCCCGCAGCATATACATATCTTCCGCGTTGGGGGTCAGGATCAGTGTGTAACTGGATCCGTCCGAAACTTCAATATTCTCAGATGTCTCTTCTGCGTCCTTGTGATAGGTAATAAAAACATCTTCCGCCCTCTGCCGGATGTATACTTCAACGGCTGCCGCGCCGGAAAGGTCAACGATCGCGCCGAGCCGGTCCCGGAGAATCAGCGGGAATGATGGTGCTGTTCCTCTTATAATCTCCATAGCCTTCTCCTTTCTTGATGTTCATATTTATTCAGAATATGGGAAATTTGAACGCAGACAGAAATCATTCCGCCGCGTATATGAGTTTCTGGTTCCAGCCGGCCGTATAAACACCGCCATCTGCGTAAATACTGTTTCCCGCGTTGGAACGTGATATTGATTCCGAAACTGTAACTGTTGCGTCCTGCGTCCAGCTCACACCATCGGGGGACGTGTAACCGGCGAAGGTCTTAGCTGTCGGATCCCATGCAAGCGCCAGGTACTCGGTCCCTGAATAGCAAACGTCCCCGACGAAGCAACAGGACGTTTCCGGGAGAGTCAAAACCACACTTGCCGCGCCCGTCGTCGTATCTATCTTGTAAAGGGTCGGCCCGGACCGGTCAAAGTGAGCCCCGTTGACCGCGTGGATGTACTGCATGATATCGGTCGTCGTCCCTGGAAGCGTGCAGAGGCTGCGCACCGTCAGGCTCCCATCAGCCGCAACCGCAGTGATCTGTACAAGGTCGATCTTTGTGATCTCCATAGCTGAGCTCGAGTGATAGACCGCGGTGACTCTTAGGCCATAAAGATCCCCGGAAATTGCATCGTTGTAAAAACCCAGGTAATAGCAGAAATCGTAGTACAGGCTCTGATCCGGCGAATAAACGCGGCTGTTTCCAGATGCGGTATCAAGTACGAAATGGCTGTAGCATTTTGTGCTTGTGCTTTTTCCTGGGAGCAGAATGAGGTCGCCCAGCACGCCGGCGTCAACAGACACCCCGTTTCGCGAGAAGGTCGGGTTCGGGTAAGATTCCTCTGACCATGCAGGCAGCGTATATCCGGTTACGGTCTCCCCGTCCTTACTCACGAAAACGACCTGGTCTGTCATCCTCCGACCGCGGTATACATCGACCGCCGCGATCAACATGCCTTTCGCCCTTGATGCCGGATAAAAGCGTGCGCCGGAATACGTGGAACTGCTGCGGGTAACTGTTACCGGAGTTCCTGCCGCCCCGGCTGTCCATGGCTTCATGGTAAGGGTCAGCGTCTCCGCCCTCATCGTCTTGGCACAGGTCAGGCTGTACGCGGTGCTTCCGATCTTCCCGATCATGCTATAATCACCCAAGGCCGAAAGTAAGACCGCTGTCGGGAATCCTCCGGCGAGCTTCTTCCAAAGACATTGACCGTTAAGCCATAGCTCGTCATGATAATGGCCCTGATAATAGATTTCTTTGTGCCTTGTTCCGCGGAAGTAAATGGCCGCGCTTTGTCTTCTTGCCATGCTGCTCCTCCCCATCAGTTAGGACTGCCCTGCACCAGATAGATCGTGTTCGGATCCTGCGTCGCCGGAAGGGTTGCAACGGATACGACCTTGAAGCCGACGTCCTGGACCGCCTGTTCTGCCGCTTTCTGCTCCGGCGTTTTGCTGCCCTGCGAATGGCTGAATCTGATCCGGTGGTTTACTGTCGTATCCAGCGGGCTGTAGATATCACCCCAACAGCCTTCCTCATAAAGGGCGCTGTAACTGTCAAACATGTAAAAATACTCGTCCTGGTCAATGGTCGTGCTGACCGGATCCCCGAGCTCCAGGAGCGGGCTGAAATATCCGTCCGTGATGTTGTAGCCCTGGTATGGAACCGCCCTGCACGCTGCCAGGAGGCTGTCTGCCATGGCCTGATCTGCGCCCCGGAAAGAAGCCTCCACGGTATAACCGGTCGTAGTTCCGGATGAATATGAAGCGCTGCCGTCTTTCAATATGATCTGCGAAATAGTCGTGGCGTTGCTGGTGCTCTCAATATCACCGACGCTGATGTCTTCCAGGGAACGCTCGCGGGTGTTGCCTCTGATCTTGACGAGCCTCAATTTCCCGTCTTTAGTCATCGTCCAGTTTCCACAGCCTGCAACAGCGACCTCCCGCAAAACATCCCTCATCGTCATTCCATCCGGATATTGGATCTGAACCGATGGGATCACGGACCGGCTGTCCAGGGAAACGCCCAGCTCGGAACAGATATGACTGACAACAGCCGACGCTGGTTTCGGCCATGATTCCGCCGGGTCTCCGTCATCGTAGTCCTGCTCTGCAAGCATCAAGGCGTCATAAGCTGTAATGGCTGCATCGCCGTCCCGGTTTATCCGGACATCATCAACAAAGAATTTGCCCTGTGGAACCCATGCCGTTGTTGTCTGCCCGTCCGCTGATTTCAGCCGGCAGTACAGATCAATTGGAAGGATCCCGTCCGGCAGGCTGTGCAGGTCCAGTATCGTGACTGAGAATTCCGCCGCCGCCGCGTTTCCGATTGAAAAAGCGTCATACAAGGCATGTGTTATCTTGCAGTCCCCCGCCGCCAAGTCTTCGTTGTAGTATTCGTCCCCGTCCAGGTCTACTTTGATTTCTAAGTGGGATCCGGAGGCAGCGGCCAGCGTTTCCCATTGTGTAGGTGCTGTTATCATGTGCTGCCTCCTTTCTCACACTTCGATCAGATTAAATTGTGCGCCTTCCCACATGGTCTCCCCGTTCTGTGAGATCATGATGGCGCTCTCAACCGATGAGCCGTAAAAAGTCTTTGTCGTCTCTCCCAAGATTGGGTCAAGATATGTGATCGAGACAGTCTCTGCGTCCAATGCAGCGTTCAGCGCCTGCATTGTCGCGTGAGGCATCGTCCGGCATGTGATGGACAGCTTGCGCTTTGTGGTGACGCGCTTCCGTCTCATCGTGCCGGCTTTGTTTCTGCCCGATTTTGAGGCGTCGATATCGTTCCTGGACCACTTGAAACCGCCCGCCGAGATCCAGGTTGTGTAATCTGTGCCGTTAATCATGAATTTTGCTGTCATCAGTATGCGCCTCCCATCCTCGTCATATTGCCGATCTGTTCAGAAGCGACGCGTCCGAGAATTCGCTTATCAACATATAAGTTGTGACCGTCCCGGACCGCCTGAAGGATAGATCCGAGCAGCGTTATCAGTTCCGCGTTTCCGCTCTCTTCCCTGACGATCTGCCGGATAAGGTCTTCCGGTGCCTCGATATTCATGCCGCTGCTCTGATCACCCAGGACCGCCGCAAACTCCCTGTTAGGCGGAATCACTGCACCGGATGCCAGCCGCGGAAGCTTCGGAGCCTGGATCTTCGGAATTTCAAAGCTCCATTTTGCCCCGCCGAACTTCGGCACCCAATCCGGGACATTGATTTTGATTTCCCCGAGCAGTCCGGTCAGCTGGTTCACGCCATTCACGACCATGCCCAGGAAGCCCTCAATAACCGCCAGATATGCATTAACGGCAGACTTGAAGACTTCTTTCAGGCCTCCGAGCGCCCGGTCAAAGTCTCCGGTAAAAACGCCGGCAATGAATTCCGTCAGCCCGTGGAAGATCCCCTTGATGTCATCTATCAGCTCATGGGCAATACTGCGGATCGTTTCGATGTTGTAAATAAGGATGTTCTTGATCGCCATGAGCACGCCGTGGAAGCGTCCGCCCGTGATCTTGTCCAGCCAATCGAAGAAGCCCTCAACCGCCATGGTCAGCAGCTTTGCGATGAGGTCAATAAAGCCGCCAACTATGGTCAGTGCCCCGGATAAGATCCTGTTCAGCCCCTGCATGATAAGGTCTATGTCTCCGGTAAGGATCCCCTTCACGACGTCCAGGAAGCCGTGTGCCATCTCCGTCAGCCCGTCTATGAAAGTGTGCAGGAACGTCCTGATGGGCTCCAGGAACGCCGCAATCTTTCCGCCGGTTACCTGTTCCAGGAAGTCAAAAATGAGGTCTACGAGGCCGTGAAGCGCTGTTCCCGTGCCGTCTACGATCTCGTGCAGCCCGTCGAAAGCCTGGTCGATGTCTCCGTTAATTACCCCGTCAATAAACTGTTTGACGCCGTCAAAGGTCTGTTCTACGCCGGCCGCAATCTGTGCCGTGTCCTCTTCATATTCCCGGAATGCGTCAGACGACTCTTCGAAGTCCCATGCCGCCCCGGTACTGTCGCTGCTCGTGTCGTTCATGGTGTTCAGCTCGTCAAAACCGGCAAGATATCCGTTCGCATCTTTTGCGGCCTTTCCTACTGCCTCGACTCCTTCTGCCTGTCCTTGCAGCGCCTGTGCGTTCTTCTTGCTCTGCTCATAACTCTTCCCGAAGATCATCGCTGTAAAACGGCCAATGATTACGAGTGCCTGCGTCATGATATCCATGAGCCAGGTCAAAGCCGGGATCACGGCATCAATGACCGGCTGTACCATCGTCAGAAAAGCCGCTTTAAGACGCGCCAGGGCCGCTGATGCCTGGTCGTTATTTGTGATGGCGTTCCCGATAAGGTCTTTCAGCTGCCGGAGACCGGACAAAATAATGGAAAACAGGAAGACTTTAAGGAACATCGTCTTGATCCGTTTCGCCGTCTTTGCCGCCGTGTTCTGGATCCCCTTAAAAAGCCCGGTGAACCGCTGCTGGATCGTTGATGTGGTCTGGTTCTCCATTGCCTGCTGTAGTGCCTGCTCAACCTCCACCGCTTTCTGTTTCTGTGATGCCAGTGCTTCAGTCAGCTGCTGTTCCTTCTTCTCTACTGCATCGATCTTCGGCAGGAACCGGTCAGACGCCGCTGCCTGTTTCTTCATCTCCGCAGTTTGTTCCTTCATCTCCGCCGTGATCTCTTTCAGCCGGCCCATTGATGCGGCCATAGCTTCACTTTGTTCCGCCGGTGTTGCCCCGACACGCACTTCGCCGGATACGATCTCCTGGAGCCGCTTTTGTTCTGCCGCCAGTTCCTGCAGCTTCTGCCGTGCCCGCTCTGCCGCTTCGGTTGCCTTATCCATGGAGTCTTCGAGGCTGGTCTTCTGCTCTGATGTCTTACCCAGTTCCTTCTCCAGCCGTTCCACTTCCTTCACCGCGGCCTGATAATCCTTTTCCAGCTGCCGATTATCCAATGCCGTTGAAAAAGTGATAGTGCCTTTTTCTGCCATAAGCTGCCTCCTTTCGTTTTATTTAGAACCGCCGCCCCATTCAGCAAGCAGGTCATTGTCTGCCGCCGTGTAACGCGGTTTGAGATTTATAAGATCAGGGTTTTCCCGCAGAAACTCCTGATCTAACTTGTCCAGTTTCTTTCCTCTGCGCCGCTTGTCCCGGATGCCGACCACGCGGGCAAACGTGCAGTCTCCGATCTCCTTATAAGCCGCCAGAAACGTCCACCAGTGCACATATTCTTTCCCACGTGCCTCATATCCCAGGACACGGTTAACCGGGGCAATGATGAGGCTGTAATCCTGCTCCCAATCCATCAGGCGCGGGCCGTGCTTTCTGTCCGGCTCTTCCCCGCCATCGATGAACCAGTAACACCACCGGACCGCCTCCTCGTAGTCTTCCGCCGGGATCGTGTCGAAGTCCGGGAAGAAGATCATCAGCGCCGCAAGCGCCTTGTCCTGGTCGGTCATTTCCGGGTCCTGCATCATTACCAGGATCCCCAAGATGTCCCTGAAGTCTGACCTGATAGCATATGTGATTCCGTTGATCTCTGCTTCTGTCGGCAGCCCGAAAACCGTCATTTTCTTCCCTTCCGGTACTTGGCCGTGTAATACTTGATCTTCTCTGATCTTGCTGCCTGCTGCTTCTTCAGGTCATCATCCATGTAATCCAGGACGGCATACAAGAACCGCTCGATCAGCGTTAGACCGTCGGATATTGAGTACAGCCGGACATTCCCGAAGACATCAAAACAGAAATTCTCTCCGAACAGCGCATCCACTGCCGCCCGTTGTTCCTTCTCTCGTTTTCTGGAAGCCGCGAACTTCTCCCGGATGCTTGCATCTTCCTGCGTTGCCGTCTCGGTGTGGATCTGTTCCAGCGTTTCCAGCAGCCCATACAGATCTTCCAAAAAGCCCTCGTCTGTCGGGTTGATCATAATTGTGTGTTTGCCATTCACCGCGACTTCCTGAAGCCCGGTGCTGATTTTAATATCTGCCATAATCTCCTCCTTCTGTGGTGTTCAATATTGTCTTAAATATGGCGGATTTGAACAACAACAAAAAAGACCGCCGCGGGTTGCAGTGGTCTCATCGTTTTTTGATGCAGAGTCTGTATATATATCTATACTATACTATCCTATACTATACTAACCTGATATCACATTCCTTCAACATACCTTCAACATAATGTGCACATAAGGTGCAGCTCATCTGCAGATAATGTGCACCTCATGTTATCATCATGTGCACATAGCCTGAAACGGCAAAAAAATAACCCCGGAGCCGCGTATGCAGTCCGGGGATATTATCAGGTGGCCGGGGTGAAAGTGATCGCGCCGGTCTGGCTGTCCTTGGAGGCTGTGCCGACCTGGCGCTCTCCGCCGAAGGTCACGTCGATGGGCATTCCGAGATTTCCGCCGCCTTCGCCTCCGAGACCGGTCGGCTTGACCATGGATGCCGGATATCTTTCGGCAAAAGGCGTCGAGGAAGTGCCCGCGTAAAAATGGACAAGCAGGAGGTCCTGCGCCGCCAGTGCCTGTGCGTCCTGATCCTTGACGGCAAGATTCCAGATCTTAACCGCCGCCTCATCGCCGGAATCAAGCGGCCAAGGATCAAAAGACTGGGTCACGATCGGCTTTTTCATGGTCGTGAACGTGTTCCCCAGGATGTCCTTGTTGCTCTCATCGGACCAGTCAAGCTCCATGGATGAGTCGTCGGTTCTCTTACCGATCGCGTGCCATTCCGGAGTTGCTGCGCTGCCGGTGTTGAGATACAGGATCATCAGCTCTCTCGCGATGGTCTGCCCTGCGTTGGTGTTAAAAGTGATATCAGCCATGACTGTTTCTCCTTTCTTTGTAAGGTGTCTTATACTTCAAACATTCTCACATACTGGACGGCAATCTCGACTGCGTAAATGCCGAGCCCCTCGTCCGTTGCTTCGTATAAGTGCCCGTCCGCTGCCGTGATGGTCTCGCGGGCCGGGATGTCTCCGAATGGTTCGTAATCCTTTCTGACGCTCCGCTCCTGGATGTACTCTGAAAATTCCATTATCCAGTCCGCATTGATAGTCGCCAGCGTGTCGTCTCCGTCTGCCTTATTGAGTACGACGTAGAGCGCAAAATTCAATCTGTTTGTAACTTCCGTGTTTCCCAGGATATCCGTTCTTCTTTCCACTTCCACGAGACCAGCCGGGAAAATGCCGGCATTCGCGGGGATCTGGTCTGTATAATCCACACGAAATTCTTTCAGGATGTCGTATCCAGGGAACTCCTGAATGATCTGTCTGATCTTCTCCAACTTCGTCATCTTTTAGCCCTCCCCGCATATAGTTTGACAGCTTCCGCCAGGCTTTCCTTCTCATGGTGCATCATTGTGACATCCCATTCAGGGCCGGCCAGCGTGTTGTGTGTCCGGGTGTATTTTATCGGAGCTCCGCCGCGTGTGACCCCATTGTAGAGCCATTCAGCATAAGGCGCTCTGACCGTTATTGTTGTGCTGGATGTTACGGCTGTCAGTTTAGTCGCCAGGGTGCCCGTCCTGTATGGCATATACCTGGTCATCCGGCGTCGTATTTCATGGGTTGCGTATAGCTGCGTCTTTCCGGTCGGCTGTAATCCGAGGGCCTGCACGACATCAGTGATCGGTTTGACTTTTACCTTGACCTGCATGCTTATCCCTCCGCTTCTATATGAACGACCTTGTCCTGATACTTGACCGGGTGGACGGACCGGAGCACGACGAGACCGGGCGTTGTGGATGGGATAGCCCGCGCCCAGGCTTCCGCCGTTGAGATCCGTGTGCCTTCTCCCTCAATGACCTTATCCCCTGGAAAGATCTGCGCCGCGTCTCCCGGAATGATCAGGAGAGTGGAACTTTCTTCCCTGGTGCCTTCTTTAACAGTGCTTTGCGTCTTCCCGCGCCCAAAATAGACGCCCTTGTATGTATGCTGTGTAATCTCTCCGGTCTCTTTGGCCTTGTGGTATACGGTGACGGTCTGCGTGCATAAGGCATAAGCGCCCGGGAATACCAGCCTGCTGTTCCTTATGATGACCATTTACCGCACCCCCCTGTATATCTCCAGATACTGCCGCGCCGCCTCATATAGTGCCCGCGCCTGTCCTTTTTCTGATAAGTCAATTGCGCCGGACCCGAGTGCGTAGCTTACGGATACCTCGCCCGTCTTGATACTTGATACGGGTCCTGCTGCACCTGATCCGATCGCGTCAAATGATGCCATGACATCAGCAAGAGCACAGATCGCCCGCGCCCTTGCCTCTACCGGGTCTTCTCCTTCCGGGACTGTGACTGTATAATCTCTTTCGTACTGCTTCAGCTTGCTTTCTGCCCGGCCCTCATAGTACACCCAATCTTGCTGTAAAATAGAGGAGCCGCCAAAGGTCCTCCCGTAAAAGGTGTATGTTACCATGCCAGCTCCTCCTCTCTTAGTCTTTAGCCGTCTTCCGTGCCGGTTTCTTTTTATCTGCGGCGGGCTTCTCTACCGCGGCAGGTTTGGGTGCTGCCGCAGTAGGATAAACACGCCCGATGATCTTGCTCATGATCATGCGCCCTTCTTGGAGACATAAACGCCGGCCGCCTTGTTGACGTAAATATCAGCGATGGAAACCTTTCTGTAGCCAAAAGCGTAAGCATCGGCCTTGGGGTTGACTTCCGGAGCGATGACCTTAGGAGCGATGTGCTTCGGATACTGAATGACCGCGGCCTTGTGGATGATCATAAAGTTCAGATCAACGGCGCCGTCTGCCTTTTTGTATCCGCCCTTAGTCTCGCCGGTGCTGGTACCGTCAAGCTGCTCGATTGCAGAGTAAAAACGGCTCTGCGGGACCTTGGAAATAGATGCGAAGGAGTTCAGGACAGCCTTGCTCTTGGTCGTATCAAGATCACGAACCAGGCCGAGCAGGGTCGGGGTAATGAACAGGTGTCTGTCCTCTTCCGGTACTTCGTCATCGGTCATCTTATCGACAGCAGCAGAAAGGGCAGCGACGACAGCAACGCCGGTTGTCAGGGTCTCTTCCTTGATAGTCGGGGTGATCGCGCTTGCGCCCTCGCCATAGCTCCATCCGGCGTAAGAAGCGAAGCGGAAAGCATCCTCTTCCGGAACGACCTTCGTCCGAATAAATTCACCGGCGAGCTGACCGAATGCAACGCCAGCGCTTTCAAGATTGTCCATGACGTCAGTTTGAAAAAGTCTGCCGCGATCAAAATTGCACTTGTGGGTCTCATACTCCAGTGTCACGTCGCCGTCCACATAGCCGGAATTGCGGGAGTAGTCCGCCAGGCCGTCCATGGAGATCATGGGAATGCAGAGCTCGTTGGCATTTGCGCCTGCTCTCACCAGCTCCGGGTTACCGTCCAGCTTGGCGGTCAGGGATGCTGCCTTATAAACTGCGTCCAGGATCGGAACATATGCTTTTGCCAGTTCAATCGAGTTATTAAAAGCCATAGTAAATACCTCTCTTTCTTAATTTGTTTACTTAGTTGGATCGATGCCGGCCGCTCTGTACATCTTGGCCAGATCATCGGTGATGCCGCCCGCTCCGGTGCCTGCTCCTGTGCCGGTGCCTGCTGAGAACGGGGGCGGGGTTGCTGGCTTGTCGGATACAAAGAGATAGCCGTCACTTTCTTTCAGTGCTCCGATTGCTTTCTCCAGATCTGCAGCCTGATTCTTTGATGCGCGGAGGGTATCCACGTCCAGGAGTGCTGTGATTGCTTTTGCTGATCTTCCGCCGGCTTTCTGGATGGCTTCCTTAACAGCGTTGTCGAAGTTGATGCCGTCCAGCTTTGCCTGCCATTCTGAATCCTTCTTTTGCAGGTCGCCTTTGAGCTTTGCGATCTCCGCGTTCAGGCCGTCGAAGTCTTTGCCCTCAAAGGCTGCCAGTGATGTCTTTGCCGTCTCCAGCTGATCCTTGATGCTTTCATAATCCTGATACTTTGCCTTGGTTGCCTGGATGTCGCGCCCGTTCTCTTCCATGATCGCGTCAATAATCTCTTTTGTAAGGGCAGTGTCTCCGATCTTCAGATTCTGTAAAAACTCCCTTTTCATGGGTCCTCCTTCCACTACGCTTTTTCCGGGGTCGCGTCCCGTGTGGTCTGCGTTTGTACGCCCGCCGGCGATTTTGTTCATTTCATATGTAAATATGGAAAAACTGAACGCATATAAAATCACACGCCCATAACCTCTTTCCTGAATGCTGCGGCTCTTTCTGCCTCTAAAACCTCCCGCTCCGGAATCCATGTCCTTTCATCCTGCTGCCTGAGACCTGCTGCCTTGGAAAATGTCCGGTACTCCTTCTGCATCTGCCGCAGTTTTGTCCGTGCCTGCTGCTCCTGCGCCGCGTCTCCGCTTCTTTCTGCCGCCAGGACTTTCCGCTTTTGCCGCCGGATCTTCCTCTCGTACTCCCGCTGTTTTTGCGTCGCCTCATATCCTGTGTAGTGAGTGCCGTTGATCTCCACGCCCTTTTGGTTGTCGTCACGGAACTTCTGAAGCTCTTCTTCTGTGTATTGCGGCGGCTGCCCAAGCATGATCGGGAAGGCCGCGTGCCCGCAGTTCAGCGTTCCTATACGACGGACGAGGGAATCATTCAGCTGTTCATACTCTTCATTGCTGTACTGCTTCCCCTGTATCGGTTCATGATCAGGAGCGCTGCAAGCATGGGCTGTAATTTCCCAACCATCGGTTCCCAGTAGATCCGCCATTTCGTGCTCGATCTTCTCCTGCATGGTCCCCAGGGTGGAAAGAAGCATCTGCCGCGTTGCCGCCTCAATGGATACGGGTGACTGCGGCTCCTCAAACTCTTTGCCATTCTCATCCTTTGATTTGGTCGGGGATCTCTTGATGCATACGATTCCGCGGGAGATGAGCTCCTTGGTGCCGTCCTTATAAGCCTCGTACCAGGATTTTTCTTCGTCCCAGGTCTCCTGAACCATCTTCTCTGCCGTCCGATAAAACGCCTCTTCCAACTGCCAGGGAAGCCGGTCCGTTTCGTACTCCGCATGCGCCGCGATCTGCTCCAGCGCCGTGACTGCCTCTTTCTGCGCGGTCTTTATGATCTCCTCGCACTCTTTCTGATACTCCCCGCCGCCGTCCTGGATGATCGAGACTTTGCCAGCGCTCTTGATCAGCTTCTTTGCGTCCGTCTGCGCCTCTTTGACTGCCGCCGCCTTGCCTTTCCGGACATCGATCAGGAGCCGGGAAACTGCCTGTTGTAACTGCCGTTTTGTCCGTATCTCTTTAGGATCCAACTGTGCCAGGCGCTTCATCACCTCGGAAAACAGGGCGTCAGAGAGGTCTTCTCCGATTTTCCCGGCTGCCTCTCTGATTCCCTCTATCTGTGCCGGTTTAAGCATCAGACATCACTCTCCTCTTCGGGCATGTACTTCTCCCGGACTTTCTGCAGGTCTTCCGGGGTCTCAGTTGGCATCCCGAACCGCCAGCCCAGCGCGATCTCCGGTTTCAGCAGGCCGCGGGCAACCATGTCGATATAATCAGCCCAGGTTTTCTCCTCGTCATACAAAACACCATTGCCATAATCGAGGACGACTTCGCCCGGGTCGGTCTCATGTGCTCCCGGTACGTGATACATAACTCCCAGAATCCCGCAGATCCGCACGACTTCCTTGACGGCGCCTGTCCACATACCCTGAATGTCCATGATGGAAAGGTTATAGTCTCCCTCGCTGCTGGTGATCTCGGTTGCGGTCCTTTCTACCGCCTCGACCTCTGAAAGCAGTCCGCGCTTAAGACCGATGATGCTCTCAATGGAACGCAGTGCGCTTTGCTTCCGCTCTTCAAAACTCTGGTTTCTTATGGCCGGGGAGTATGTCGTAACGCCGACGTCCTCTGGGTCTCCGTCAAGACCGACGAAAAGAGAACCGGAAAAGCTGCGCCGCCCGTATTCGTCTTTCTTGATAAGGTCAGCAGAGGCAAAGACGCGGCTTCTGGCGTTGTCATACTCCAGCCCATACAACCATTCGTTATGATCAATTGCGTGGATCATTCCTGCCGCCGGGGCATAAATGGAAACGCCATCCGGTGAGCCGTCAACCGTGTTTTCCAGCGGTGTCTTGATGTATGCCATACCGAGCCCATAAAGCGGCACCGGGTATGTGTAGTCAGGGATAAGTTCTGCATAACGGGGAAGCGCAGAAAGAGGGACTCGGTTGCCCAGCATGTCCCGGTTGTCGCTCATGTACAGAGCGTTCTGGATCCGAAGAAAGCCGGCCGAGTCTACTGTCCTTCTTTCCAGCAGGTTATACCAGTGCGTGCTGCTTCTTGTCGTCTCAATGCTTCCGACGTCTACCGGCACCCCGTCTCCGTCTCTGCCGAAAACAAAGACCCTGTCCCTTCTTAAAACGGAGATCCTCCAGCCCTTTTGCGTCGGGTAAGGCTTCAGCCATGCCTCGCCGCCGATAAGGGCCTGCTGCAGCGCTGTCTTTTTCACGCCGTCAAGGGCAGAAAGAACCGCCGCGCAGAAGGCGTCCCCGGTCTTCGTTGTAGAGGCGCCGTATTCAGAAAAGGCCGTCCTGGTGAGTTTTGTCACGATCGTATAACCAAGACGCTGCGCCGGATCTTCTTCCGGAATACGCTCGCCGTCGTAATACAAATTGAACCAGTCATGTATAGCGCGTCTCATTTCCGGGGTCGTAATGTCCGGAACGCCGAATGCTTCCAGGATCTGGGCCCTGCTCGTTGTATTTTCAATGTTCATCTTTTGTCCCCCTTTCCATAGCCGTTATTGATCACGATTTTTCTGATTGACCGCAGTCCGGTTTCCATTCCATGAAGATACGCCCGGAGCTCCCGGTTTTCCTCTTCCAGTGCTGTCGCTTTTCTTTCCAGCCTCCGGTTTTCCGCAAGAATCAGCTCCCGCGACGCCTCCGGAAGATACGCCGTGATCTTTTCTTTTATATAAGAAGAGAGTTTTGTTTTTAGGCTTTTAATCATCGTCCTTATCCTCCTTGTATCCGTTCTCTTTGAGATACTGCCTGAACTGCAGTGATTTTCGCCGCAGCACCGTCATGACAAAATATCTGACATCGTCCATCGCGTGATCGTCTTTCTTGATGACGGTGTCTTCGTTTTTCTTCTCATCCCAGCTGTATAAGCCGAACTCCCTGATGCAATCCCGGCAGCCGCTTCCTATTAGGAGATAGCCCGCCTTGATAGCCGTCGCCGTGAGTGTGATCCCTGGGATGACCCGGTTTTTAGCTTTACGGACAGAAAAGCGGCCATGACGTCGAATTGTTACGATAAATTCCGATGCCGCCGGGTCTACGATGACTGCTTCGATTTTTCTGGATCCGGCCAGCTTTTCCAGTTCGGTGTAATATTCCTCCGCCGTCATTTCCTGTTTTGTCTCTCTTCCTGAGTGGTAGTATTCCTTGACTCTGACGCCGCGTCCTTCTTCGTCTATCATCCATAAGCCCATGCTCGTTGCATTGTATGTGCCATAGTCTACCGATATATACCACTCAGCTGCCTCTTTTTCGTCTATGGTTTTGACGACGTGCTTTTTCTTATCAAAGAAAGAATAGACGAGACCATCAGCGAGGCACCAAAGGCCGAGGATGTACCGGTTGTAGAAGACTCCGCTGTAGAGCCGTTCATATCTCTCTCGTATAGCCGGCGCCAACCCGTGGTTATCTGCCATTGTGAAATGGACGCGCAGAGCTTTCTTCTTTCGTGCCTTCCTGATCCACTCTTTATAGAACCAATGCGAAGGCGGCCCAGGGTTGCAATTGAACCAAAATTTGGAGCCCGGAACCGAACACCTTGCCAGAACCTGCTCCACAAAGGATTGAGGCATCAAGGCGACTTCATCCAGGAGACAGCCAGCGAGCGTCATACCTTGGACCAGGGTGTAACTGCTCTCATCACGACCGCCGAAAATATAAAATGAATTCGTCTTCCCCATGTGCTCAATGATGACCAAATTCTCCGCCCGCTTTTCGGTGATGTCATAATCAGCCGGCAGCCATTCCCGCAAATGGATCACAACATTTCTCCGGAAGCTTTCTACTGTCTTTCCGCACATTGCAAAGCTCTGGTCTTTAAATGTCTCCATCGACCACATGACAAAACCCACGGTCATGGCAACTGTTTTTCCGGATCTTATAGAGCCGTCACAGATGATCGCCTCTTTGCCCTGGTACGCCGGTGAGTTCCACCACAGCATGGCTATCTTCTGGCGGTTTGACAGAGGCGCGTATATCATGGCTCTTCGTCCTCCTCGTCATCATCGACAGGCGTAATGGTAGCCGCTGCAGACCGGAGCAGTTCGCCCAAATTGTTGATGATAGTATGATCAGAAGCCGTCTTTGCCTGCGTGCTGTATCCGTGCTTACTCATCCACAAAGGAGCCAACCTGCTGTTGATGATGCCTTTCTCAAATTTCTCACGTGCATCACTTTCGATTTCCCGGTCGATGGCGTCCACAACGTGGCGAAAACTGGGATCAGCCTTATAAGTCTTGGTAAAGGCTTCCCTTCCGATACCGGCAAAAACACAAAAGCGCGTCAGAGTATAGGTAACAGGCGTGCTCACTTTCTCCGTTACTGTTTCCGTCACGGATGTGCCGCCGCGCTTAACCGTCACAGTCTTCTTTCTGGTCGTGGTCTGAGTATCTGCCCACTTTTTATACCGTTCCCAGTCTTCCCATAATTCTTCCGGCGTCTTCCAGTGCCTCGGACGGCCTAACGGATTCTTTGACATAAACCTCCTCCTTTCTCCGTTTTTTCCTTTACCTTTAAAAATGAGAAATTACGGAGGAAACAAGAACTCGGTTCCTTGCTTTTAGTGCTAAGAAGTTATATGCTAAAATCACCAATTTATAGGAGGTGCATCATGGTTTGTAAAAAATGCGGCGTTGCTTTTAACGGTAAATTTTGCCCTAACTGCGGGACACCTGCTGACCCATCACAGGATTCAGAGCCCGTGCAGCAGAAGAAGAAGAAGAAAAAGGGACCCGGCTGTCTGATCGCAATTTTGATCTTTGTGGGTCTCGGAATTATCGGATCTATTGGGGGCGGTTCTAACAATTCAGGCTCCACTACAGCTGCGCAGGCAGAAGGAACCCAGGCAGCAGAAAAGAAGCCAGAGGTAAAGATCGAAGAAGCAAAGACGACGGCAGCACAGCCGGATATCGAGCTTAAAACAGATTTCGAGAAAGCTGTCTGGACGGCAACAAAGGACGCAGGCGGGGAACTCTCCAGCATTGAGACGGTCAAGAATGACGGGAAAGAGACCTCCTCGGTTATTGCTGGTGTGCTGATCGAGAATGATGAGAATGTTGTCAATGCATACATGGATAAACTTGCCGAGCTCGTAAAGGCTGACGCGTCCGTGGAAGACATGCTTGTCACTTTCGGGGATAAACAGAAAGGTAAGGACGCCCCGCTCCTGCTTATGGGCCTGGTCGATAAAGACGGCACTGTTTCAACGTCCTCCGAAAGCATCGACTACAACACCGCCAGAAATCAGTGGATCAAGAGCCAGTTCAGCGCCTGGGACGGGTCGCACACCGAGTTGAAAAAACTTGTCATATCGCAAATGAACGACGAGAAGAGCTTTAAGCACATTTCGACGACCTACCGAGATATCAAGGACCAGTCAACCGCGGACGACGTGAACAAAATCCTGAAAGATGCTGGAAAGTCCAACCGGGTCGAAGTTGGCGACTTGTTCATCGTCATGCAATTTTCCGGGAAAAATGCCTATAATGCCACGGTCAAAAATACGGCCTATGGTATAGTGAGTCAGGCTGCAAATACCGTCACACTCATTGCTATTGAATAAAAAAAGAAAGAAGAGGAACGCCGTGTCCTCTTCTTTTTTTTCTTTCCGGGCAAAAAAAATCCCCCGCCACCGGACTCACGTCTCAGCAGCAGGGGTCACCCAGCAAACAGCATTTACAAATAGGAGGAAAATGCTACTTATAATATGGAAAATCACGTTTCCAATAAAAACAGCCTTTCTGCAAAAGAAAAGAAGCTCCGAAGAGCTCCTTTTCTTTTTTCTCACTCATTACTCTGCCATTCCGGGAATCATGGGCGTTCTGGGCGTAACGTTTGCGGTCATGCCGTCAACGGTCCAGGTCGTCCGATCTGCCGTCCGTGTCCTGGTGTACACATGCCCGTCCTTTTCCGCGGTCTCGATGATGACGCAGCTGCCGTCGTCCAGTGTGATGAAGCTCTCCGGGGTCCAAGCGCCCGGAAGATCATCCATGTAGACGGTACGCACGCCCGGGCCAGTGTAAGCGTCGCGGTCATAACCTGCGCTTGCTCCGTGCCCGATACAGCCCGCGTGAGCTTCATGCTCTGACGCCATAGCGATCATCAGTCCCATGATTGCCAACACTAAAATCTTTTTGCCTGTTCTCATTTTTTTATCCTCCTATTGGGTTTTCAAAGTGCGCCATAAAGGCAAATCCCCGCGTGCCTGCTGACGGCCGTCCTTCCCGCTTGTGCGTCCGGTCGCGGGGCCTCTTCTCTTCTCATCTTTCTTTCTCCTGGTGCGTGTGGCGCTTACTATTAAGAGTCTTCTTTTCTCCTTGTAATGTGTGCCTTAGCTGACGCCTGCCAGCCAGATCAAGTGCCGAATTTCCCCAAACTCTGCTTCCGCTCCCTGGCTCTTCGCTTCTGCTTGATCCAGTAATTGCAAAAGTTCTGACTTCGTCTCCTGCTTCCAATTCGAATATCCGCGGATCATGCTCCGGAAACCTTCCGGGAGTGTGCCGCCATGCTCTGCCCTGATCTGCCTCTTTTCAGCGGCGATTTGGATAATGTCTCTGAGCAGATAGGCCGCTGCCTTTCGAGTTGTCGTGGTCGGGATCCGTATGATCTCCCACTCTTCCTGCCCGGTTTCTTGAATCAGGTGCTCCCGGATCGCCTCGTCTCGCTGGTCTTCCTTCTGCGCGTTGCTCTTGCGGTGCATCTCTCCATCTATCTCAAGCCCGACCCTGATGCACGGGAGATAAAAGTCAAGATCATATTGCTGTCCGTCTATCTCCACGCCGTAGCCGGAAACGATCGAGCCCCAAAGCTCCGGCGCTGTCTCTGCTCCTTCCAGAATGAGTATGTATGCGACGGCCTCGTCTGTGCTTCTGAGCTTTGCCCCTGCCATGATCCGCTTGTACAGGGCCGCTGCTGCTCTCTGTGTACTCGCGCCATACGTATACCCTGGCTGCTCATCGAGGCATCGGAGGGCATTTTCGACGGTCCTGTAAGCCGACAGCGCCGCGTCCTTCGCTCCGTACTGCCGCTCCATCTCCTCGACACGGTCCGCGCATGTCCGGCAGTAGACGCGGGAGCCTGGTATCATGAGCAACCTGTCATCAGGCGTATGGATTGCCCGCGCCGTGTATCTTGCCCCTGGTGCCCCGCAAATGCTGCACCGTTGCCCATCATCCGAGATCCATATGAGCGGACTGCCGGCGGGTGCTTTCTGGGTGTAGCTTTTAGATCTTTGTGCCATCAGCCCGCCTCCTTTCCCTGCAGGAAGGGATTCGGTCCCAGCGTGATTTGATCTATTGTCGCCTTGCACTGCTCTCTCTGCGTCTGCTTGACCTCCGGCGGAAGCGGCTTCCCGCTGCTGATCAGATTTTCCAGGCGTGCCTTTTCCGCGGCATCATACTCCGCCCAGAGATCATCCAGGGGGAGCTGTGTCTGTCCGAAGCTGTACAGTCGGCCGCTGCCTGCCTCGTACATGAGCGGGATCAGGTAGCTTTTAGAACCTTCCCCGTACCTATCTTTGGCGACCTGCAGGATACCGTCACATGCTATCCGCCGGATTGGGTCCGTTTCCTTGATCATTAAGCCGGAAGCCTCTGCCATTTTAAACCATGGCTCCATTTCCCGCTCCCATACTCTGTGGTAGACCAGAACGGTCGCGGCAAGGCTTATTTGCTTGACCGACCCAAGGATATCTTCTTTTTGTGCCAGTAACGGGGCCCGTTTTCCAAGTGTGCTGTCTTTCCGCGGATGGCACACAAGGATCACTGCAAGCCCGTAATGCTCCGCGATGAGTTTCAGCCTCCGGATCAGTGCGACCGCTCTGGCATCCTCATCCCTGTACTGCTGGAAAGGAGCGATGTTCATGTCCAGCATTATCTGATCGTCAAATATCGCGAGATCCACGCCGCCGCCCATGATGCACTGGATGAGATGATCTTCAATGACGGCGTAGCTGGTCCCGAGGCGGTTAGGGTAAAGCATGTACCGATCCCCGATGGCGTCCCAGATGAGGTCTGCCTGCTCTGCGGTGATCTCCCATATGCGGCTGGCTGGATGCTGTACGCGGTATTTTCCGGCGATCGTTCTCTCTAAGTGATCCGCCACATCGTCTGCCGGGAGCTCGCCATTATACTCCCAAATGCGGCACGGGGTTGTGACGAGAAGATTGGCCTTGACCTGGTTGATCAGCTGTGTCTTACCGTCCGATGTCTTTGCCGTGATGATCGTGACGTCTCCCTTGGGAAAACCCTGTGAGCGCCTGTCAAAGTCTACGATGCCGGTCGGGACGAATTCCTTGGGAACCCGCTCTCTGTGCCGCAGCTCCGCGCCTGTCAGTACCGGGTAAAGCTGCCCGCGTGGATATGGCTCTGAAAGTACCCTCAGCTCGCCTGGTGCCGGGCGGTCCTTGGCCCAGTGCTCATACGCGGCTTTTTCCGCCCGCTCCTGTGCTGCTGCCTGCTGATCTTTGGCGTGGCGCTGCTTCCACTCTCCCCAGCTCATGGCCGGATCGGTCGGATCTTTGAGCCCCGCCTCGCGCCGCGTCCGGTCGTAATAGATGGTGACCGGCTTTTTCCCCTGGATCGTGATGACGTCCAGCGTCTGCCCCGCGTGGAGAGTGTACTCATAGCCTCTTTCTTCCAGCCAGGCAGTGATGTTTCCGTCTTCTGGCTCCATCTGCAGGGCCCTTTTGGCGGTCTTGATCTGCTCCGCGGTGATGTACCGCGTCTCCTGGCCTTCCTGGAGCTCTGCCGTGATCGGATACTCTGCCATGAGATCCAGCCCGAGTTCCACTCCTTCGCCGCAGTAAGCCTGCAAGAGCCCACCGACCCAGTCCAGCGCCGTCATTATGATGCTGTCCGGCGTGATCATGTCTGCCCGGTACAGCATCCAGTGCACTTCCTGCCCGCTGCCGATCTCCTGCGCCTGGTATGGCTCGCCCCAGCCTGCCGCCTTTCTGTCCTCGATGATCTGCTTCTTGACTTGGTCGATCTCTTCCGCTTTGTTGTATGGTGCCGTGACTTTGATGGGGATCCATAATATCCGGCTGATCTTCCCTGCCCCGTCGAGATCCTGCAGGCTGATCCGGCCGAATGGTGCTGCGTGCACTGCCTCAATTACCTCGTGCGGCTTGTGCAGGGTCTGCCTGGCTCCTCCCGGTGGTGTGTAGCTGATGCCCTTTGCGCTCTCCGTGATTAGACGCAGGAGCTCGTCTCCTTTGAATATTTTCATAGCTTTATCCTCCTTGATGGGTGTTTGTGTGGCTTGCGCCTGAAGCCCGCTCCCGGTCCTCGACTCCGGAAGGCCCTGTCGCGCTCTGCCGCGGGCTCAGTTCTTCTATATTTAGAAACCGTAATCTTCCGCTGTTTCCTGCTTCTGCTGAACCGGCTGGACCGTCTGCGGGAAGATGCTCTGCCGGCGGCCGTCATATTTGCCCTCATCGATCTTCGCGGAATGCTCCGGGTTTATGATCCAGTCGAAGCACATCCACGCCTGTCCGGTCAGGTACTCGCTCTGTAATGCTTTCATCACGATCTCCGCCGCATGATCCGGTCCATATGCCTCGATCATGGCCTGAGCGTGCATGTAGCGCTTTGTGCGTGGTGTGATTCGTGTGACCTGCGGGAGATGTGCCGGGCGGCTGGTATTGTAGACGTCCATAAGCCGCTGCATCTCCGGCGGGATCTTTTCGGGACCCTTGATCTTGATGGGAGCGGGCTCTTCTTCCGGTGCTGGTAACGCCGCCGCTTCCTGCCGTGCCAGGTAATCCTTCCTCGTGTACTTGGCCTCTTTGTGCTCAACCGCGCCCTGGAAAGGCTCTCCCTCCGCAGCGTCAATTGTGTAGACCCGATCCTCGGTCACATACAGCCCGGCCGCCTCCATCTTGCAAAACGTTGGCGTGTATGCCTGCCGCGGGACGGCGTTGTGTAGTAGCCAATGCCGGATCACCATCACACCGCTGTCCCATGCGATCAGGTATCCCTTCCCGATCAGCAGTCTAAGATCATCTTTGCTGCCGCCTACCATCCTCATGATGCTCTGGGGGCTTGAAACGAAGCCGTCATCGTCTGCCCGGAGCAGCAGGTGGAGATACAGTGCCTGCGCCGTTAGCGGCAGGTCCAGAAAGGCGTCCGTGTCTATCACCGCTTTGCTAACCATTCTTCTTGATGCCATAACCTTTTTCCTCCTTGATAAATGTGTTGCTGTCATATCTAAACATGGCGGATTGCGTCAGAAATAAGTTTCGGTTTTCAGATAAAAGTTCGCGGATCTTTACTTCTGCCCGTTCGCCTCCGCCGTCGTCATACCGCTTCCGGATCAGCAGCCCGGCGATCTGCTTGTCGTCCTCAAAAGCCAAGCCGTTCAGTGCGTCCAGGATCCCTTTCGCGCAATTGTCTATATCCGGGCGCTTCGTCGGCAGTATCTTCCCCGCCATCATCGCCTCCCGTGCCTTCTTCGTGGCTGATGCCGGGACAGCCATGTAAACCGTGATTTCCGCTGCCAGCGGGCCCGTCAGCATCGTCTGCCCGTGCTGCTCCATATACGCCGCCTTGACTGCCGCCTCATACGCCCTCGTGCGCCGTGGCGTGTATGTGTGCCCTGTCCTGGTGTTTCTCGGCCTCTCCTTAGGCTGTACATGCCCCGGAATCGTAATCTGCACCTGCAAAGCTCTCACCTCCTCTCTGTAAATGCTGCGGTATATATATCTATACTTATCTATCCTTACCTAACCTATCCTGGTATCACATAATGTGCTCCTTATGTGCACATTATGTTCAGATGATGTTCACATTGGGAAAAGGGTGTCGCGGGCTTGATCCGCGTGCCAGCCGCCGTTCCCCCTGGGCACCCTCCTCTTACTCTGCCGGGAGTTTGATTTCTCCCGGACTGTTGATCCATTCGATCCTATCTGCCGCAATCCCGCGGAAGCCCATCTGCCAGAGCGTCCATTCCCTGATAACTGCCGGCTCCGTGCAATTTTGAAGCATCGGTGGGTCAATGCCGCCTTCTCCTTCTTCCGGATCCTCTATCCAGGTGTGGACGCCGGTGCTGTATGCTACGATTTCCGTGCCTGCTGCCGTGGTCCCGTATGCCAGCTCATAAACATCCGGCTCCGGGCGGTTCGGATCGTCATACTCGATCGGTCCTGCTCCCTCCAGCATAAGATCCCACTCATCTTCCGCTGCTCTCTCTGCCGCCGCGGTCCGAAGCTTGGCAATTGTATCCTCGCGGGTAGTATCCTTTGCTTGGTATCGCATAATGTAGCTCCAGTTTTCATCCGTCTTACGGCTTGGTGCTTCATCTGGGAGTTTTTGCCTTACCCTCATAGCTTTCTCCTTTCTCAGACCTGTGGCAGTCCCTGGGGCACCCAGAGAGTAAGGCCGAGCCCGGTTGCCATTGCGATGACTTTGACCAGGCAGCGCTTTATCGTGTCGTTCACGTCCCGCATGGTCGCCGCTGCCACAGGCTTATCGCCGTACTTTGTCGAGTATGTATATCCCTCGCCCCGCATGGAATTGTTGGCTGCGTCCATGACAGGGAGCCATTCCTCATACTGCTCGCCGCCGTTGAGTGTGAGCCTTACGCCGACGGTGAATCCGACCGGGTCCGCCCAAACAAGCCTGCCGTTAGGGTCTCTGATCACCTCGTAGCGCGCGTCCGGGAAGTAGCGCTTGACGATATGCCAGGCCGCTGCCCAGGAAAGATAGCTGAGCTGCTTTCCGCCGCTCCCGGGCTTCGTTTCTGTCCAGGGGCTGATGTCTGCGCCGTAAAGGCTGTAAGTCGGGCGCTTCTGCGTTGCCTGTGTTGCCTGTGATGCATTGATGTTTGTGGTGTTTTCCATAATGATTTCCTCCTTATTATGTGGGTGTTTTGGTTTTTTGTTTCCCCCCGGTATTTTGGCCCCGGGGGGTTGGCCTTGTTGCTGGTGTCAGTCTCCGATGATCTCCAGGATCTCCGCCTCGGTGAGCGTCTTCTTCGCCGCTGCTGCCCTGGAGATTGCCGTGATCTTTTTCAGCCAATACCGGGCGTCCTCTTTGGCCTCTGCTTCCGCCTTTCGGGCTCTCGCTTCCCAGTACCGGGCATCTTCTTCAAGCCGCTGGATCTCTTTTTGCTGCAGGGCCTGAATCTGCTTCCGGGCTTCGAGGGCCTCCCGGATGAGTGTTTCATGCTGTTCGGTCCTCAAAGCTAGTTCTGCCTCGATCTCAATGGCCTCTCGCTCTGTTTTTTCGATGATGATCTGATTTGCTGATTTCATGAGCTTTGTCCTCCTTATCGCATATGAGAGACCCGATCCAGTACGGCCTGCTTGCCTTCGGGTGTCAGTGTGATCTGGTACCGGTTCAGCGGGGCGTTTGTGCGGGCCCTGTACACCCTTTCCAGCCGCCACTCTCTGTGGATGTAGACAAGATCAAAGTGTGTGCTGATCGGTGTATGCCGGTTGGTGTAAGCGTTAGGAAAAGTCTGGGCGTTGATATCTACGGACACCTTCGTGCCTTCCAGCGCCTTTTTGGGGATTCCGAGATACTGTTCGATCTCTTCAGCCGCACCGATGATTTCTCCGGCGCTAATGGTCCGTGCTGTTGCCTTGCCCTCTGCTTCTGCGACTGCTTTTTCGATTGCCTCAAGATTTGCGTCGTTGACTCTAATAATGGTTTTCTTCATTGCTTTTTCCTCCTATGGATTTTTGATTGGGTGATTTGTTGATGGGTTACTGTTTGATGTTTTCTGGTCCGATCTCCGCCGAAAGCGTTTCTGCTTCGATCCGTAAGATCCGGGCAAGCTCTCTTATTTCGCGCTTGCGCCATTTGCTTCTGCCGATCCTTTTCAGCCTCAGCCCAGGTTCGGAAAGATCCAGCTGCTTCGCTATCCATGACTTCTTCAGCCCGGCTTCCTTGATCCTCTCTTCCAGCTTCATATCTTTTGCCTCCTTCCTTTGCTTCCGCGCTACTTTTTTTTCTTTCCGTTATAAATATGGAAAAACGGAAAAATTATAAAAACGCGTTTTTTTTCAGCGCTGTCTGCGCTATTTGCACTTCCTGTTTTCAAGCTGACGTTTATTTGTTTTCAGAAATATATATGTAAAAAAAGAAAACAGATAAAACCGGGTTTTTATACGTCACTTCATGCCTCATGTGTTGAGTAATGGTCATATCTGCCCGGAAAAAGGTCAAAAAAAGAGGCAGTCCCGTTTCATGAGGACCGCCTCGGATGCGTTTCTTCCTATTATATACAGAAAATAGCGCTGTATTAATCTTTCATTTTATCACAAAAATCTGTGCCTGAAAATCAGGGTTTTAAACTTTCAAAAATTTTTTGTGCCTGCTCTTCTGCTGCCGTGATCTGTGCCGGGATCATTTGGTAGTAAACGCCCAGCGTCACGGTGATGGATGCATGCCCCGCCCATTTTGAGACCGCCTCAACCGGAACGCCGTGGCGGATGAGATAGCTGATTCCGGAATGCCGCAGGTCATGGACACGAATGTATCTGATTCCGCAGGCCGTCAGCGCGTGTGTGAGTGCTATCCGAAGGCTGTGAGGCGTAAGATGAGGAAGATCTTTCCCGGTATATATATAAGGTAGCTTCTCGGTCTGTGCCCGCTTTGCCGCTGCTTCCAGGCGCTCCCGAACCGGCTCCATTACAGGCATGATGCGTGAGGACCCATATTTCGGGGGTGAGACCTTCCACTGCCCGGGCTGCCCTGGTGCTTTGCTCCATGTGATTTGCCGCCGGATCCGCAGCCGCCCGCCTTCCAGATCCTCCGGTTTCAGTCCCATCAGCTCCCCTGCCCGTAAAGCCTGCCACAGGAGAACAGCCAGTGCCTCACCGTGAAGTGTGCCGGGCCTTAGCAGATATTCCGTTAGCATCATCATCTCAGTATCGTCCAGGACCTCCGGCGGGGCTTTCTCCCGTGCCCGTTCTGCCGGTGTCTTGATTCCCCTGGTTGGATCTTTGCCAGGGTCATCAAGATACCATGACCGGAAAAATTGGCGCATTAGGAAGAACCGCCGCCGCCGCGTTGAGACCGCCAGTCCATCCTTTTCCATTCCTTTGATCCATGCCATGATGATCTCTCGCGTGATCTCCCGGACCTGCTTTTTCCCCAGTGCCTTGCAGACCTGCTCAAGCTGCGCCCTGTCGCTGGTGACGGTCGCCCCGGTGCCGCCGGTCTTTTCGCGCTCATACCACTCCCGCAGCTCTTTCTCCAGCGTCCGCCGTCCTTCCCGCCGTGCCTGCTCCTCTGCACGTGCCGCCTTGATCTCTTTCAGCTTCCGCTTGTACTTAGAGACCGCGTCCGCCCTGGAAACGCTGCTTGTGACCGCGATGCGCTGCCATTCCTCTACCTGGTCTATCACCCAAACTGTCCGCCGCTGCCCGTGCCAGGTCCGTTCCTGCTTCTTTACCCTCATGCAGCTGTCCTCCTGTCAGTGTGCATTTCCGCTCTGTGGTTTGCTCTGTGACTACCCGCAATATTTTTACACGGTTTTGACAGATGCAGGAGGAGACTCCGGGAAATGAAAAAAGCCCCGGAACCCGCATGTTTATTGGGGTTTCGAGACTTTTCTCGTCGAGGCGACAGCCGGAATCGAACCGGCGATCAGGGTGTTGCAGACCCACGCCTTACCGCTTGGCTATGTCGCCCGATTAAAAGAATGCAGCGGCCATTCGGTCACTGCATCAGCTCCCTCAGTTGGACTCGAACCAACGACACCGCGGTTAACAGCCGCGTGCTCTACCGACTGAGCTATGAAGGAATACTGCTCTTGATGATACAGTTTTCGCCCGTTCTCGGAACGGGCTCCAGTATAACGGCAAAGAGCATTATAACACATTTTTCATACCCTGAAAACCACACACAGAACTTCTTTTTCTCTAAATCCAGATTTCTTACATCTTTTACCTACTCGACCTTT